GAGACCACGAAAGAGATTGTTGTCGAAAACTATAAGCGTGGAGAACCCGGCAGCAAGGGCAAGTTGGAGTTGCAGGAGCAAAAAAACATCCGCCACGAAATCATCCACGCTTTCCTGTTTGAGAGCGGTCTAGCTGAAAACAGTTCATGGGCGCAGGAAGAAGAAATGGTAGACTGGTTTGCCAAGCAGGCTCCAAAACTGGTAAAAGCGTGGCAGGAGGCTGGAGGTTTATGATTTAGGCTTCACCGCCCCGCGCAATATCCGCGCGGATAAGGCTCTTGATGTACCCGGCCTTGCTGGGAACGCTGTCTAGCCGCTGGATAATGTCCTGTTCCGTGGTCTCAACTAGACGGATTGTTAGCATCTTTGTGTGGGCTTTGTGATAACGGTCTTGAGGGGTTTCTTTTCTTTCTTTGATAAGTATCTCTCCCTTCAAAAGGTTGGGGGGGCCGGTTTCCCGGCCCCATGGTGCTTACTGCTGGGAACCTGTGATATAAGCATCAATCAGTTTTTCCAGCTCAGCGGCGGTGTAAGTCTTATCCGGGTCTTGCTTCAAGATTCGGAGTAAGTCATACGCCATGGCCTTTTGAACGTCCTTGCGTTCGTTTTCAGTAGGCATTTACTCGCCCCCTTTCTGATTATAGTATAACATAGGTATATACCTATGTCAAGAGCTTTTTAAGATATTTCTGATAAAACTCGCACACGCGAATTTTATACGACTTCCCTCTTGGCGCGGAGGTTTAACTGCGCTCGTTCCCCGTATCGGTGTGGGCGCACCGGATTTATAAATCAAAGTCCTTTAGGGAACGGAAAGGAACAACATGGATTTTACCAGCATTTTCAACGGAGAGGCTTTGACCCTGGCACAGTTCAACGAAAAGACAAAGGGCATGAAACTTGCAGATTTGTCTACTGGCGAATATGTGGCAAAGGGAAAGGACAATGAGCAAAAGGAAGAGATCGAGTCCTTAAAGCGACAGTTGGCCGAAAAGGATGAGACCATCGCCAATCTGGAAAAAGCAAAAGGCGATGCCGATTCCATGCAGAAAGAGTTGGACCGTTACAAACAGGCGGAAGCAGACCGGGAAAAAGCGGAAAAGGAGGCACAGATGGACGCCATCCTGACACAGACCGCAGAGAGCGCCCTGGAGGGCCGTGAGTTTGTCAACGATTATACCCGTAACTATTTCCTGGGGGAGCTGAAGAAGGCCATTCAAGACCCCGCAAACAAAGAAAAGAAGCCCGCTGATCTGTTTGCCGACATGACAAAGGATGTGGACGGCGTTTTCAAAAATCCTCAGCACGAGCCGTTGAAGATCGCAGGAGTTACCAAAACCGACACCAGCGGCAACATGACCAAAGATCAGATTATGAGCATCAGGGATGCCTCTGAACGTCAGGCCGCGATTGCCGCGCATCTTGATCTATTTGGAAAGGAATAAATAACATGGCTGCAAAAGAAAACTTGACAAAAACTTCAGATATTCAATCTACCGCGCGGGTTATTGATTTTGTAACCCGGTTTGCCCGCAACTGGGAACACCTGCGGGAGATTCTTGGTATCATGCGCCCCATCCGCAAGGAGCCTGGTTCTGTTCTGAAGAGCAAGACCGCATCCGTAACATTGCAGAGCGGCACTGTTGGGGAGGGCGAGGAAATCCCCTACTCCAAGGCCACGGTGGTTGAAACACCTTACGAAGAAATGACCGTGGAAAAGTATGCGAAGGCTGTCTCTATTGAGTCCATCAAAACCTATGGTTATGATGTGGCTGTTGGCATGACCGACGACGCGTTTCTGTATGAGCTGCAGGATAATGTGACCCGCCGCTTTTACTCCTACCTCAACACCGGCACGCTAACAAGTTCGGAAACCACCTGGCAGCGGGCACTGGCTATGGCAAAGGGTCGGGTTATCAACAAATTTAAGCAGATTCATCGCACGGTAACCAACGTGGTTGGATTTGTGAATGTGCTTGATCTGTACGATTATCTGGGCGACGCCAATATCACCATTCAGACCGCATTTGGCTTCCAGTATGTGCAAAACTTCATGGGCTTTTCCACTGTGTTTCTGCTGTCTGATGAGGAAATCCAGCGTGGACGTGTGATTGCAACCCCAGTTGAGAACATTGTCCTGTATTACGTCGATCCGTCTACCAGCGACTTTGCCCGGGCTGGGCTGGTCTATACCACGGACGGTGAGACGAACCTGATTGGCTTCCATGTAGAGGGTAACTATCACACCGCCGTGTCCGAGAGCTTTGCTATCATGGGCATGACGCTATTTGCGGAGTATAAGGACGCCATCGCAGTCATTGATGTAGACTCTACTCCCACGCTTGGGACCCTGACCGTCGGCTCTGCCGCTGGCACTGAGTCCGGTACTACAAAGCTGACTGTGACCCCAGGCAAGGAGTCTACAAACAATGTCTATAAGTACAAGACGGACCCCACCAATGCACCCACAGTTACATACGGACAAAATGTGAGGACTTGGAGCACTTGGGACGGAACGTCTGATATCACAGCTACCACCGGGCACAAGATTACAGTTGTAGAGGCAGACGGCACCTATAAGGCGTTGAACGCCGGTAACGCTACTGTGACAGCACAGACCTAAGAAGGAAGGGGGGAAGACTGAATGTGCGGCTATATCACCTATGAGCAGTACAAAGCCCTGGGGGGAACGGCTGAGCAATCGGCCTTCCCCCTGCTGGAAAGACTGGCGCGTAAAAAGTTGGACTACTGGACGCAGGGGCGTATCGCAGAGGTAGACGACGACATACGGCTTTGTATGCTGCTTCTCATTGATGCCATGGGAAAGATCAAGAGCGGGAAAAAGGATGTTTCGAGCGTCAGCAATGACGGCGTGAGTGTGACGTATGCCTCTGCCCAAACGGAAGAGCAGTTGATGGGCTCCGTGTATGACCAGGTTGTTGAAATCCTCCCTGTGGAGTTGGTCAACCTGGAGGTGGGGTCATGACGCCGCTCTTTCGGGAGACAATCACGGTTCTAAACCGCCGGGCAGTGGAGGACAGCCCGGACGGGGTGGACAACTGGAAAAAAACCATTTTGACCGGCTGCGTGTTTGCGAAAACCACCATCCGCAGCGTATCAGGCTCTGATGTATCGCTGAGGCAGACGGTGACAGTCCGAATCCCGGAATTGCCGAACTACCACCCCTATCAGGAGTGGAAGGATAACATGGCTGGATTCACGGCCTCTGTTGGCGACATCGTGGTGCATGGAAAAGTTTTGGAAACTGTGACGCTGGACAATGTGCGGGCAGTGGCGGAAAAGTATGAATCCATGACCGTCCGCTCTGTGCGGGACAATACCGGGCTTCCGCTGGGGCACATCCATCTGGAGGGCATATGAAGATCAGCGTTGAGATTTTCAATTCAAGGAAAACGTTCAATCGCATTTTTTCTGATGACGTTAGGAAGTACGCGCATACACGACTGCACGCCTATTGCTCTCAATATGTTCCAGGAGGAAGCGGCGGGATGCTTAACACCGTCAAAGATATTACAAAAGACTACGTGCATTACAAATCTCCCTATGCTCACTATCAATGGGAAGGGGAGTTGTACCTGGCCGCGAATGGAAGTAGCTATGCAGGAAAAAACGAGTCAAAATACCCGGCAGGGAAACCATTAGAGTACCATACTCCAGGCACGACATCTCATTGGGAACGAGCCGCTATGGTAGCAAAGAAAGAACAACTTGCTTCAGATGTTGAGGCTTATATCAAAAGGAAGTGAGTTTATGGCGAACAAAAACAAGGAGATATTGGAATATCTGGAACAGTGCCCTGCTGTGAAATCCTTCCTTTACTTTAATTCCACAACGGAGAAAACCGGGCGGATCAGCGTCCATACAGTCTACAGCGACATGTGGGAGAAGCGGTATATCGGGAATCGCGGGATCAAGGTGTACGAATTCGCTGTGGTGCAGATGCTTCCCCAGGACGAGGGCACCAGCGAAACCAATGCCGAGCAGGCGCAGGCGGTCCAGGATTTTATGGACTGGATTGATGAACAAAACCAAAAGCGGAATTTCCCGAAGTTCGAGGGCTGGTCCTTTCGATTGAAAACCTACAAAATATGCCGAACTTGGCGGATGTGAACGAGGCGGGTACCATTGCCCGCTATATGTTCCAGGTTAGAGTTCGGTACTACCTGTAAAGGAGAGAACTTATGAAAGTATCTGAATTGATGGCTGGGTATACTCCAAGCCCGGAATTTGCTGGGCTTGCTACAAATGACGATTGGGTACTTGCTGTTGGAATTGGAGAAGAAGTCACAGGTGAGAATGATTATACCGTTGTTCAGCAAGGTGTGTCCGGACTGGACCCTCAGTTAAATCCTGTTACGCAGGACAGCCAATATATCAGAACCGGCCTGTCTACTTCTAAAACTGGCACACAGCGCACTTTTGCGATTACCGGAGACCGTTATATCGGCGATGCTTTTCAGGATTATTGTTTTGGCCTGGATATTGCACATGGTGTTGGTCAAAAGGTGGTTGTTCCGTATGTATACTTCTCTATCTTGACTGGAAAAGGTGAGAAGGGCACCGCGTCTATCATCGTGAACTCTGACGGCGGCGGAAATGCAGGCGAGAACTCTGCAATTTCCATTGATCTGCGCAGCGTTGGAACAGCGCCCACAGCTTACACATATTCTGCGGGGGTTTAAGGAGGATTTATGGGTTACAAAGTTATGATTCTTGGGAAGTCCTATGACTTGCCTGCTCGGACGTTGGCCGTTGATGACAAAATTGACGAAATTGGCTCACTGGACAGGGCGTATCGAGCAGGAGAGATTACGCGGCGTGAGTCAGTAGAAAAAATGTATGAGTTTGTTACAACACTTGCGCCTGATTCGGTTCCCTCAATTGACGAGGTGGACACAAACGACCTGTTAAAAATCTGCATGGATATTTTGACGATTTACAATCTCCCAGCACAGCGGGCAAAAGCAGATGCTGCGATTGGAGAATTACGAGCGATTATATCAAAGCCGGAATTTCAAAAGTTGTTGGCAATAGCTGAAACAGGAAAAAAATGACCTTATATACGTCACCTCCGGAAAGTGTTTGTATTGATGGGATGGAGATTCCCATCAATACAGATTTCAGAAAATGGATTTCATTCCAAAAGATATTTTCTGCCGAGAAAAATGACGATCAACGCAACAGGATGCTATGCGAGTTTATGTATGAACAGTGTATTTTGCCTTCTCAGCAGGCACTTGATGCATTGGTGCGATTTTATGTAGGGCCTTCATCAAATAATGAAAAAGCGGTAACGCAAAAACACGGAAAAGCATTCGATTTTGAACAAGACAGCGAATTTATTTATTCTGCATTTTATCAGACGTATGGAATAAACCTCGCCGCCGAAAAGATGCATTGGTGGATGTTTAAAGCCTTATTTAAATCACTTCCGGATGACTGTAAATTTGTGAAAATTATGCGGTACCGAACTGTTCCAATGAAAGATGTTCCCAAAAGTCAAAAACAGTTTTATAGAGAAATGAAAGCCCTATATTCCCTAGAAAAAAGCGAGAATACATACCGCACAGAAGAACAAATGCGCGAATATGTTCACAAACGGTACGAAGACATAAAAAAGAAGCTGGAACAATCCCAATAAGGGGGGTGACACCGTGGCGAATGATGGAACTGTAAAAATAGGCGTTGAATTTGACGATGGCGACGTTAAAGATGGATTTAAGGACATTGAAAAAGATATAAAAAAATCAGCCAATAGCTTTAAGGACGCAGAGCAAAGTGTCGATGATTTTGGAGAAAAACTTAATGGATTATCTGACATTGCGAAAGGCGTTGCTATTGGAGATCTGATCTCCAACGGTGTCCAAACCGCCATAGGAGGGTTGAAAGACCTTGCTAGCGAAATTTGGAATTTGGATGAAACAACCCGTGAATACCGGGAATCTATGGGATTGCTCAATACGGCGTTCGAGACTGCGGGATATGGACCGGATGCGGCAAAAGCGGCATATCAGGACTTTTATGCTATTTTGGGAGACACCGGACAAGCTACTGAGGCGGCACAGCTGCTTGCTACACTAGCCGATCACGAACAAGACGTTACTACATGGACACAAATCGCCGCGGGTGTATACGGCACGTTTGGCGATGCACTTCCTATTGAAGGGCTGATGGAAGCGTCGAATGAGACGGCACGAGTCGGTCAAGTGACCGGCGTTTTAGCCGATGCTCTTAACTGGGTAGGTATTAGTGAGGATGAATTTAATTCTAAGTTGGCAGCTTGCACTACTGAAAGTGAGCGAAACCAGCTGATCATGACTACACTAGCTGGCACCTACGACGAAGCCAGCGAAGCGTTTTATAGAAACAATGAGGCATTGGTTGCGAGCCGCGAAGTTCAGGCCGATATTGATGATTCTATGGCAAAAGTTGGGGAGGCGGTTGAAAAAGTAAAAACGGCATTTATGGAGACTTTTGGTCCAGTTATAGCTGACGCAGCAGAAAAAGTAGCGAATTTTATCAGTGGTTTCGATGTAAATGCAGCAGTAGACAGCCTCAAAAAAATATTTGATATGTTTGTTGACTTGGCTCCGGTAATTGCTGGCGCTACGGCTGCATTTTTGGCATATAAGGCGGCTATGAGCATAGCTGGACTTATTAGTGGACTGAGCGCTGCATTTGGACTTCTTACCGGTGCAACTACGGCACAGGGGGTTGCAGCCACAGGAACAGCGACAGCTACCACGGCAATGAATGCAGCCTTGAGCGCAACTCCGATTGG